GCATCATTAAAAAACAGGCGGATGCCAAAGTCATGTTCTGCCATATACCGTCTGTCCAAATGCTGCTCCCTATCATCGTTCAGCAGTGACACATAAAAGCAGGGGAATGTAATATTGTTCTTGCCTTCTTCGGTAAATACCGGGTAGCCTGTTGCTTCATATAAAGCAGTACTAATCCCATTTACTACTTCCGTTAAGACATTCACTTCATCACCCCTTTCAGATACAGCTCAATGCGCCGGTTGATAATTCTTTTAGCAGCTTTACGGGTTTTGGCTTCCGCTCTCTCAGCCATAAACAG